TCATATTTAATAGTGGAGGATATATTGTATTTGTATCTACTGAAAAATATCGAAATGTAGCTGTTGTATTTAGATTATTTATAAATTCTTTAGAACTTGATTGTTTAACTAAAAATCCATTATTAGGAAATCCTTTAGCAGCATCAACTAAAGATGCTGTGTACCATGTTTTTATATAGTTAGTTACATCTACTTTTAAATCAATTGTGTTACCATATGAAAATACTTGTTCTTTAACTATATCTAAACCTAAAGATGAACCAGTATACCAATTTCCCCCTCCAGGTGATGATCCTGTATGTGAAGCGACTGAATATGCCCCAAATCCATCTACTGCTGTTACTTTAAAAATTAAATCTGTTGTTACTGTTCCTATATTACCACCTGTTAAATCAGCTGCTGCAATTGTAATTGTATCTCCTTGTATATATCCTGTTCCAGCTGCAGTACAAGTTACTGTTGTAATTGTAAATTGTGCTCCTGTTGTTGTAATTGTGAATTGTGCTCCTGTTCCTCCTTGACTACCATTTCCAACTACATTAGTTAATGAAGAATTAATAGTACCAACTGTTGTTGAGAGTATTTGTTGATTTGCTGCTGTAGTCATAGCTCCAGATTCTGCCCATTTTATGGCGCTACCTGCTGCTGATCCTGAATAATTTCTAAATGTCCAACTCACACCATCTGTTGTAACTGGGTCATTATCAAACTTTCCTGTACCCATATTCCAACTACCAGATGTTGCATAAACTTTTAATGTTTGATCCATTCCAACACCTGTAACAACAGCTGCTGAATTTAATAATTCATATTGTGCTGGTACGTCTTCCCAATTTGATCCAGATACTGTAGGTGAAGATAATGTAATTGAAACATCATCTGACATTGGGTATGGATCAAATGATTGAGAAGAAAATATTAATTTATCTCCTGTTTTATATTTAAATCCTTGTGAATCTAAAGTTCTAATAAAACTTGGTACTGTTACTGTATGTGTTTTGTTAAGATTAAACCAAAAATGTCTATAATCGGTTGGTCCTGAAAAAGTAAATGCACCTGGGTAAGCTGCATCCATTGTAGCTTCTGAGATATATAAATCACCCATTCCTCCATCATTTAAAGGACCTCTACCTACTGGATAATATCCTGCTTCTACATATGAAGCTGAACCATTATTTTGTATAACTGCTGATACTAATGTATTATTTTCAATTGTTAAATTTACTGATGAGCTTAAAGATGAAGTTGTTCTATTAAGATCAAGATTCCCATCTACATGAGAAAAAATAAATGGACCATAAGTACCATCTGCTGCTGCAAATCCTGTTGGTATTGAACCACTTACTACAGCATCATCTACTATATCAACTCCTGGTATAAAATAACCACTATTTAATCCTACAAGAAATCTTTGTCCATAACCATCACCAAATGAAGATGATGGAACAATTGAAAATTCTAAATTATTATTTACAGCAAGTGTTTGACCTGAAATACTATCTGATGATGTTGGATAAGTAGGTCCCGCTGACATATCTTGATCATATAAAAATTCTCCACCTGTACCTACACCTGTGTCATTAATTATCAATCTAGTAACACCTGATCCAGATATGTGTTTTTCAACAAAATTGTTTATTTCTGTTTGAGAAAATTCAAGTAAATATCTACTAACTTGTGGTGAAGCAGCCTGTATAGCAGTTGAAGCTTCTAATATTTCATCTAACCCAGTATTCATACTTTGAGAGATAGTATACATTGTAGCATCTTTTGAAGGAAAAATTTTATATATTGCCATAATTCTTATTTATTATAATGGTACTACTCTACCTTTAATGTCTTTAGTTGGATATTTAACTTCAAATACCATTGGGTCTATTGATGGATAAATTACATTATCAATTTCAGCTCCAGCGACATCATATGCAAAATCACTATATCCTAAACTTACTCCTGTTAAGTTAACAACTTGTACATCTTGAACTGTTTGTACACCCTGTACTTTATCTAATAATATAAATAAATCTTTTAATAAAATTGGTTCATTTATTTGCCACTTATCTATTAAAAAATAATTAGCTAATGAATCTATACATTTAGTAATTGTTTCACTATTATTAAAGTTTGGTGAAACTATAATATCAAAATTAATTCCTATATTAATTATATAAGCATCCTTTATATTAATAGAATCATTAATCATTCTATATTCAGATAAATATGTCTGTAGGTTTCTTTTTAATAATGAAGAAGCTGTTCTTAATTGCTTATCTATATTATAAGATAAAATAAATAAATCTAATACTGTTGGTAATTCACCAGCTTGGTAATCACCTATTTTTTGAGGTTGAGCATGTGCCTTAGCTATAACGCCTAAATTAGCAGGCATTGATAATGCTCTAACTAAATAATCTTGTGTAGTAACAGTCCTTAATTGGTTTTGAAAGTTACCTAATGAATTTTGTCTAATTTCTTCAACTGTATCACCATCCATCCCTCCATCTGCTGCTAATGTATTATTAGAAGCTACTGATGTGAATATTTGATTTGCTAAAGTAGTATTAGCTAAATTAGGATTAATAAATACAATATTTGTATCATCAATTTGTGTTAAAGAACCAGCTTCAACATTAGCTTTTGCTCCTCCTCCTGTTAAATATCTTACTGTTAAAGTGTTATTATAAGGAGCAATTCCATAAGTATTTGTAAATACAAAATTCACAGGAGAAAATGCTGTTGTTAGTTTAGTTTTTTCAAATGGTAGGCCTAAACCTACATTATCTGGGTTTGGTATAATTTCTTCTGTTGTAGATCTAGTACTACCAGCACCAAATTGTAATTGTAATGAACCTGAGTCCATAAAACGAGTTGCAAATCTTCTTTGTACTGTTTTTAATTCTAATATGTAAGGTACTTCTGTATCTACATCATAATTAGGGTCATTTGTATTTGTATTTCTTATAGAATTAAATACATTCTCTTGAGCTAAATTAGGAACTTCATACCAAGTATTACCATTAATATCAACTACATCTAAAACACCTATTATATTAGCTGATCTAATTGTTCTTGTATCAAATTTTATTGCATTTGTGAACGCAAAAGTTTCTGTATTAATAGTAGCTGATATAGCCTTTCTTGTCTTTTTTAATAGATAATATGTTGGATTTATCCCTGATACTTGGTAAACAGATACTGTAGTAGGATCAAGTGAACTTGATGCTGAGAAATCAATAGCATCTTCTATTAAAAATCTTTGAGTTGAATCAGAATTAGATGTTACTTGAGTATTTTCTGGGATTATTAAAGAGTAGTCAAAATCTGGAGCATATACACTACCACTTAATATAGCTGGAACTTGTTGAAAAAAATCAACTTCAACTGTTGATACAGTAGTTATTTTAGGAACATAACCTAAAGAATAAGCTAAAGCATATAAGTTAGTAGTCTGTCTTGCTTTTTGTATGAATGTTTCTTGAATTTGATTATCTAAATAAAAAGATAATACATCACCTACATAAGCTGCCATTTCCATAAATAACATTCCAGTTGATGTTTCTGTAAAGTCATTAAAGGTATTTGGGAAGTATGTTTTTGAATATTGAATTAAAGAGGATCTTAATGAATTAAAATCTCTATCAATATATCTTATATCTCTTTCTAGTTTAGCCATTATTGTATTAATATTTGTAAATCATCTTCTACTCCCATATTTACAATTTGGTAAGTAAGAGTAAAATTAATTTCATTTCTATCTGGGTCATTATTAAATTTTAATTGTTTAACTACTACATTAGGAAAAAAGAAGCTTATATCTGATTGAATCGAAGATTCTAAATCTTCCATTGTTGAATCTTGTATATTTTCAAATAATAAATTTCTTAAATTAGCTCCAAAATTTGGTCTAAATACTCTTTCTCCTTTATTAGTAAGCAAATAATTTAATAAATTTGCTTTTGTTTGTTCCCTTGTTGTAAATGTCGGAATAAATACAGCATCACCATCTAATGGAAAACCAAACCCAACCGCTCTACTTGGTTGAAGATCTATTGGATTTTTACTCTGTATTATTCTTGCCATTATTTTTTATTTGCTACCCATTAAGCCTGCTATTTGACTCATATCAACTTCTCCAGGAGGTAAAGTACCATTTGCTGTATCCATACCAACTTGTGGTTGGAATGATTGAGCATTGTTACTTGTAAAATGACCTGCTGTATTACCTAGTATGTTTTCGTATGCTGCTCTTTTTGATTCTGCAGTCATCGTTGGTGTTTGTGAAGGTATTGGAGCTTTACTTTCCATTATTGGAGGAGTGTAAGTTGGTTGAGTTATAACTTTTGGAGTTTTAACAGCTTCCAATAAAATTTCCTTCAATTCTTCTTGAATAGCCTCTTTAACGGCTTCTTTTATTATTGTTTTTAATGCTGATGTCTTCATTTTATTTATAAATATTAAATTATTAAGTTTTTATTGTGCTTCTATTTCAAATTGTGCTGAGTTCCCATCTGCTCCATTAGGTTGGCCAACATAGTCTGTTAATTCTAACACATATTGAAATATACCTAAATTGTTAGCTACAGTACCATTAGCAAAACCTGGGTTGATAGGCCAATATTCTGGTTTTGGGCCTCCTGAATTTGTGTAATATCCTTGAGGATTATTTTGGGTTGTTACTATTATACCATCATCTGCGTACTGTTGT